TAATATAGTTTCATGGCCTGCACTCTCTCTGGTGCATATTTTTGTGCTAAGTAAAACGCTAAACCAGATACCATGCAAGGCACAAATCTGTAAGGCACATCTGTTGCATCTGTATATGTTGAGTCAACATCTTGTATTCTTTTTACAAAAAATATGTGCATGTCTTTTGTGGCTGCTGTTGCATCTGGTGTTGGATATACAGTGACAGTTGTTTTATCTATAAAACGCTGGACAAAATATTGAGAGGGAGTCCCTTTAGATAATTTACCTGATAAACTAGAATAAGTAGATCTATCAATCTTTGTCATCGCTGAATCAGCTTGAGTAGTCTGTGTTCTATTCTGTCTAAAAGTTGCCTCTAATATATCTGCAACACCAAAAGTAGAGGATCCGCTTGTGCCACCTACAGTAACTGATGAGGTGCCATCTCCGCTTGATCTGAAAAAAGTGTATTCTGCTTGACCTTCAATTAAGTCTATATTTGTATCTCCTATCTCCCAATAGTGTAAGCCTCTATTACCCCACTCTTGAAATAATATATTTAGAGATCTTCTTGCAGATCTTAATTGATATCCAGAAGTTACTTGTGAACCAATTCGTTCATAAGCCTCTGCTATTAAATCATCAACAGCAAAAGTTTTATCGAAAGTAACTGTGCCTGAAGTTGTATTGGCCATCAGCTACCTCCTTAATAAATTTTTTGAAATTCTGCTATAACCGTATACATGTTACCAGAATCAGCAGCACTTGGTACAACAAAGTTAACATCGCTTTGGTTACTATTGGATGACTTATCTGCTGGTATTCCACCAAACTCTCTAAAATCCCAATATCCTGCGCCAGTTAATCCTATGATAGGAATATCTCCATCAGAGTCTTCTTCATCTAAACGTGCAAAAGCGTCTCCACCATCGCCGCCTTGACATGAATACCAAACTCTAAGTAATCCTAAGTGAGCTACCGCAGTTCCATCTTCTCTAGCATCTAATGCTGAGACATCTCCAAAAACTGTAGTTCCGCCTGTTCCATCTGATTCGTTTACTATTTTAATAACAACTCTCTTATCGTTTTGTTGTAAGATAGTTGGTCCTGTTACTGTATCTGCCATGTTTCCCTCCTTAATTAAGAAACTGTGAGGGCCGAAGCCCTCACATTAATTATTATTGATCTGCAAACGCTGGTGCAGTTGTAGATGTTACATTACCAAAAATTTGATAATTAGTTGTGTCTTTTCCAACAATAGTTACATCAAATCCCTGTGGGACATTTATTTGTATCTTACTGTTTGAGTTTCCATCAGAAAAAACTGCACTTACTTCATTACCATCTTGGTCAAGAAATGTGACTCCACCAATGTAAAAATTTGAATTACCTGGAGTAACGATGATTGCGTCAGTCGCATCAGCAGCTCCTCCTGCATAAACAAATCTAAACACAGATCCAGCTATCGGAGCTGGAAGAGTGTATGTGTTATCTTGACTTCCATCTGGAACAAGTAAAATTCTTCCGCTGTGTGTTGCGTTTGTAAGAGTTACATCGCCATCAGAAAGACTTACTGGTCCATCACCAAATGTTGATACTTCAGTAATCGCTCCAGTAGTAGCGTTTTTACTAACAGTCTTAATTGTGCTCTCAGATCTTACTGGACCTGAAAAAGTTGTAGTTGCCATGATTAAATCCTCCTAGTTAATGAACATAGTCTCTAGGCCGCCGACTATACGCGTCTATGTTCTAATATTAATTGTATAGTGTGATTTTTATACAACAGTTTTGTATAGAGCGCAAGAGAGCCTGCAGTGCGGATTGTTTTTTTCCAACGATGTAGCTTTTTGTTAAGTAGCTACAGAAACTTCAGGTGCAGCTTCATCTATCTTAATTTGCATATGCTCTTTTTTAGCTTCTGCAAGTTTAATATGGCTAATTACGTCTCTGACTTTTCTGTCAATTTTAACCATATTGAGAGTATATCTACCCTCTTTAAGATGCTCCTGCTCCCATTCGAGATCCAGACCCTTCTTCTGTGTGTAAAGGTCGTTTAGATGTTGCATCATGTTCTCCATCGATAACCTCCTCATAGGTTATTCTTTTAATCTTGGGATCCATCATTTCTCCAAGATATTCCCACTTTATATCGCCTTTTCCTAGTTTGTCAACTATGGCATTTTCAATATCTAGAGGAGTTTCGATGCAACTTATAACAAAGTCGGCTCGATATTGATATGCATAAATTTGTACTCTGAATTGTTGTGGGGACATTTTCTCTGTCTATACATGGAATAAGGCGGGATTGTGTCCCGCCTTAAATTATTTAGATTACGCTCCTGGTGATCCGAAGATACCTCTAGGGTCTGAGAATCCAAAAGAATATCTCTCTCTAGCTTTGTATCTTACGTTTCCAGTTTCGAAGTCACCTTCCATTGCAGTTTTGATTGGTGCTCTAACGAACATTTTTAGTCCATTAGGTACATCAGTCTTGATAAAGAATGCATCAGTATCAGTTAAGTAATGGTTCACAGTATAACCCTGTGGAATCATTCCCATGTTACCAATAGCATTGATATCATTATCTGCAGTTCCAGTTCTTCCTTGAGACTTCATAAGTCTCTCAGCTGTAAATTGTAGCGCAGAAGGAATTATTAATTTAAGTCCTCTTGCTGCAATTTTTAAGCCTCTTTCGTCTACAAGTGCTGCTATGTCAATTAACGACTGCTCTAACGATGTCTCGTTTAAGTCAGCTGCAGTTGACAATTCATTTCTGAATGTTCCAGCAACAATTGGGTGGTCAGTAGCACAAAGCTCTTTTCCGTCACCACCTGTGAAAGACGAACTAAACGCATTGTTTAACACGTTAGCTGCTTTAACTTGTTTTGCATTTGCCATAGATCTAGCTAATGCTTTTGTATATCTAGACGCAAGTCTATCATACAAATTATCCTCAATCGCTTCTTCAGTGATTGCGAATGCTAAAGCAAGTGTCTCGTGAGTGTATCTAGCAGTGAAAGTTTCTTGTGCTGTATCGAAGTTAACACTAGATCCTTCAGGTTTTACT